ATGACCGCGCGCCAGTCGTTCACGATCGAGGAGATCAAGGATCGCCTGCTCGTGCAGATCGACAAGGTGGTGCATCACTATGCGCCGCCTGTGTCCGGCAGCTACACCGACAAAGGGCGGTACTTTACGCTGAACCCGGGCCGAGCAGACCGGTCCGTCGGGTCCTTCGTGGTCGCTGTCAGCGGCCCGCGAGCCGGGCGATGGAACGACTATGCGACCGGGCAGAAAGGCGACCTCGTCGACCTCATCGCGCTGTCGCTAGGTCTGTCGCTGCCTGACGCGTTCCGCGAGGCCCGCGCCTTCCTTGGCCTCGAGCACGAGACACCCGAGATCCGCCGCATCCGCGATAAGGCCGCGGCCGAAGCTCGCGCCCGGCGCCTCGAGGCGGAACGCGACGCCGCCGAGCAGGCCCGGAAGAGGTCCCGGCAGGCGTTGGCGATCTGGCTCTCGGCCGAGCCGCAGATCGCCGGCACGCCCGTTGAGCACTACCTGCGCGGCCGGTGCATCGATCTGCGCGCCCTCGGCCGCCAGCCCGCGGCACTACGCTATCTGCGCAGCTGCACATACCACAGCGAAGTCGAGGATCCGGAGACGGGCGAGATCCACGAGGTGATGTTGCGGCTGCCCGCGATGGTGGCGGCAATCGACAATGGCCGGGGCGAGACGGTCGCCGTCCACCGAACCTATCTGGCCATCGGCCAGGACGGTCGCTGGGGCAAGGCGCAAATCCCAAATCCGGTCGCTCCCGGAAAGTTTCTGGAGCCGAAAAAGGTGCTTGGAGACTACCGGGCGGCCCGGATCGTCCTGTCGTCCGGCCATGGCCCCCGGGGCGGCAAGGGCTGCCCCCTGTCGAAATGCCCGCCCGGGACGAGGGTCTACATCGCCGAGGGCATCGAGACGGCTCTCTCGGCCGTGATCCTGAAGCCCGAGGCGCGGGTGCTGGCGGCCATCTCTGTCAGCAACATGGGGCAGGTCCACCTGCCGCCGAACGTGGCCGAGGTGGTGCTCATCGCCGACGGGGACGAGCACCCGCAGGCCGTCGCGCAGCTCGATGCTGCCGTGAAGGCGCACGCGGCGAAGGGGCGCCGGGTCCGCTGCTGGCGCAGCGAGATCCCCGGAGAAGATCTGAACGACGCGCTGCAGCGCGCGATGATGGAACAAGGGGCAGAATGACCGCGCCAAGCACCAAGGCATTTTTCAGCGCGATCCGGAAGAAGATGCCGGCCGATCACCGCCAGCGCGCGCTCCTGGAACTGCCGGCCACTCAGCGGCGTCGGCCCGTGCGCCGGAGCGATGACTTCTATCCAACAGCAGAGCCTGACGCGATCCGCGCCCTCCTCTCGCGTGACGGCCGGAGGATCCGGGAGCTCGGCCGCGTCTGGGAGCCGGCCTGCGGCTCCGGCGACATCGTCCGCGAGATCCGTGGCGCCGGTCTGCCGTGCTTTGCGAGCGACCTGGTGGCCCGCGGCTGTGCCTGCAGCCTCACGCGATCCTTCTTCGACTTCCGGGCCAGCCCTGCCCCCGTCATCATCACGAATCCACCCTACGGCCTCATTACCGCTCGGGACGGCCGAGCACGCTGGCTGCGCCACACGCTCGCGATGCCCGGCTGGCGTTACTGTGCCCTGCTGCTCGCATGGGACTGGCCCGCGGGCCGGATGAACGGCCTGGGCGAGCTGCTCGACACCCAGCCCTTCAGCTACTGCTACCTGATGCGCTGGAAGCTGGATTTCACCGGCGAGGGGCAGGCGCCCCAGCGCAACGCATGGTTCATCTGGGACCGCGACTGGCAGGGCGCCGAACCCGCGTTCCGCTTCCTCGACCGCGTCGATTATCGCCAGCCGGGGCTCCTGTGATGGCGGACCTCGACACGACCGGCACCGTGGATGACTGGATCGAAAATCAGGCGGGACCACCGCGAGCCGTCGGGGAGCCGGCCGAGTCCGCACGGGCGCGACGGCCGCGGCCGAAGAAGCCTGCGCTCAAAGCCGTGGCGGAACAGCTCGAGGAGCCACCCGTCGCGGCCGAGCCCAAGCCGTCCGCCGAACCACCCGGGGCAGGCCTCGATCCGCCAGACGAGCCCCCACGCCGGCCGCCGCCACGTGGCGGCAAACCGGAGCGCCCGCGCGGCGAGATCTGGGACGGATGCCCGGTCAAGCCTCTCGGGGTCAACGGCGACGCGTCCTTCTACCTGGACGTTCACGGCCAGATGCGGGCGATCCGCAAGCACGAGCGCCAGTCGATCATGCACCTCTTCGGCTCGCAGCTGCCGGCGCTCTGCTACAACTTCGCCCAATGGACGAAGGACGACGAAACCGGCGAGATGAAGCGAAAGCCGAACCGGTTCGACGCCGATACGGCCGCCATGCACATGATCGCCGCCTGCTCGGAGAAGGGGCTCTTCGATCCGGACGGCGCCGTGCGCGGCGTCGGCGCCTGGTGCGACGATGACGGCCAGCTGATCTATCACGCGGGCGATTGGCTCCTGAAGGGCGCCGAGCGGATCGGCCCGACCACCCATCAGGGCAAGATCTATCCCGCCTATCCCGCCATCCCTCACCCGGCCGATGCCGTGGAGGGCGCAGGGCCAGCGCCTGAGTTGCTGAAGCTGCTCGGCACCTGGCACTGGCAGCGCCCGGAGATCGATGCCATGGCGGCCATGGGCGCCGTAGGCGTCATGGCCCTGGGCGGCGCGCTCGATTGGCGCGCGGCCTACTGGATCACCGGCGGCAAGATGGCCGGGAAGTCCGAGCTGCAGAAGCTGATCCGCCTGCTCCTGGGCGAAAAGGGCCTCATCCAGTCAGCCGATACCACAAAGGCCGGGATTACGGCGCAGCTCGGCCAGTCGTCGCTGCCTGTGGCGGTGGACGAGCTCGAGCCGGGTGACGCGAACTCGACCAAGGAGCGGGACATCATCGTCCTAGCCCGCACCGCCTCGAGCGGCGGCCGCTGGGCGCGCGGCTCAAGTGACCAGAAGGGCGTGGGCGGCAGCCTGCAATCCACCTTCCTTTTCTCGTCGATCCTGATCCCGGGCGCGCTGAAGCCGCAGGACAAGTCGCGTCTCATCATCCTCGGCCTTGACGCGATCCCGGAGGGCACGCCCAAGCTCAGCCTGCGGCCGGATACATGGCGCAAGCGCGGGGCCGAGCTGCGGCGTCTGCTCATCGACCGATGGCCCACCTGGCACGAGCGCCTGGACCGCTGGCGGACGGCCTGCTCGGCCGAGGGCATGGACCCGCGGTCGATCGACAACTGGGCCACCACGCTCGCGATGGCGGACATGGCGCTGCATGCCGAACTCCCCGCACCCGAGGTGGTCGAGGGCTGGGCGCACAAGGTGGCGCGAGAGATCCGGGCGGCCACGGAGGAGGTCGGCAGCGATGCTGACGGTATGCTCCTGCACCTGCTGACCCAGCCCTTCGACGTCTACCGGCGCGGCGAGCAGCACACCATCGCCCAGTGGCTCAAGGCAGCTGCCATGCGGCCGGGAGCGGGTAGGACCCTCTTCGGCGGCGAGGGCCTTGGTAATGAGGCCGATCACGCCAAGGAAGCAAACCGAAAGCTGGCACGGGCAGGCCTGCGCGTCGTCGGCACGGCCGAGGAGCCGTGGCTCTTCATCGCCAACAAGCCGATCGAGCAGCTGAAGCAGCTCTTCCGGTTCAGCGAGTGGGCGAATGGCGTGTGGGCTCAGTCCGCGATCCGCGTGAAGGGCGCACGACGCCCCGACGACCCCCGCACTCTCGAGGGCATCCGCAGCCGCGGCGTGGAGATCCCGTTCTCCTCGATCCCCGGACTAATGACGCTCGATGGCAACCCGAGGGTCAGCACGCCCGAACGCGCCGATCCCGGCATGGAGGACTTCGCATGACGCGCATCCATTTCGGTAACCCTTTGTCGCCGCGCCAATCTTCCCGCTTCCCGGACCCGGTCAGGTGGCCTAAGATACGCGGGCGGAAGGGTCTCCGGACGACGGGTCAGGGCCACAACGCCACAACACTTGCATACCTCTGCCGTTGTGGCCGGTGTTGTGGCTTTTCCTCCGCAGGATCAAGGGCTTACACCCTTCCACAACACCACAACACCCGAAGCCCTCGCACACATGTGCATGCACATGCGCAGGCGCGCGCGTATGGGGCTGCGGTGTTGTGCCGTTGTGCCGTTGTGCCCCTCTCTCATCTCCTTGAAGAGAAAGAAGAAAAGAAGGGTCTGAGCCACAACACCACCCACAACAGTCGTGATTTCCGGCGTTGTGGCTTGGTCAAGCCATTGGAAAATCTCGAAAAGGGGGGTTTTCACCGTGGCTAAGGCGAAGAACCAGTTCGAGCGGACGGCAGCGGAGGCCGCGGCGCGGATCGACCAGGCGCGTGCGGCCGGCGAGCAGCTGGAGCTGCTGCCGCCGGAGCCCGACACCGCCCAGATGCTCACCGAGGCCGAGGGCACCGGGCGCGGCAAGGGCAAGGCCACGTCGCAGCTCCGGGCCTTCCTCGCCCGCAAGGGCCTGCGGATGCCGGAGGACGTGCTGGCCGAGATGGCCGGCCTTGCGTCCAGCGACGACGCTTTCGTGGTGGCGATGAAGCGGACCGAGCAGGTGCTGGTCTGGGCGCATGGTCACGACCGCGGGTCGGGCAAGGAACGATTGGCGCTGTTCATGCAGATCTACGCCGCCCAGCTGCGCGCCCTGGACGCGCTGCTGCCCTACGGCCTGGCGAAGGTCACGCCGGACATGAACGTCCAGCAGGCGGTGCAGGTGGTCGTGATGCCGGGCGGTTCGGCCCCTGCCGATCGGGCTGCCCAGGCGCGGGACGTGTCGCCTCAGGCCCGCCGGATGGCGCCGCCGCCGATGCCGGGCCAGATCGAGCAAAATCAACAGGTTACGGGAAGCGGATTGGGCGCGTCGGATAGCGCGCGTCGGACGGATGAGGTAAAGCGTTGATGTTGCAGGTGAAAATTTGCCTCGCGCACCAGATCGCAAATCTGGTGCGCGGCATGTCCGGCGCCTCGGCCGCCGCCCTGGCGCTGCCCTCGCACCCCACCCCCCCTCTTCCGGGCGACGTGAACGGACGCGGAACGGACCCCCGGGGGGCGGGTCGCGCGCCTGTGTGTCTGCCCCGCTGTGTGACCCCATGCGTCGAAACCGGACAGCGCGGGAGGCGGGTATGGGGCTGAAACCGGGCGCGGCTGTGTGGGGTAAGGGGGAGATCCTGCGCTCGCCCGCGGACGCGGGACAGGCGGGTGGGGGTGTGCCGGATCAGGCTGACCGCCTGGCCGAGATGGACGCGGCCGAGGCAATCGCGACGCTAGAGGGTGCGGACTTCGCTGTCCAGATGCCCGATGTGGCCGCCTTCACCTTCCCGGGCCCGACCGCCGAGCTGCTCTACTGGTCGGACGCGGACATCGTTGGCATCCAGGGGCCCGTGGGCTCCGGCAAGACGACGACGGTTCTGAAGTCGCGCCTGCGCCGCGCGGTCATGATGCCGAGGTCGACCATCGATCTCGAGCAGCTGCCGGACGGCCGCGTCGTCGGCTGGCGCCGCTACAAGCTGCTGGTGGTGCGCGAGACCTATCGGCAGCTGTGGAGCACCACGATCCCCTCCTACCTCGAGGTCTACCCCAAGGCACTCGGCACCTGGTCGGGCGGCCGGGGCGATCCCGTCACCCATGTGATCCAGTTCGATGACGGCGAGGGCCCGATCGAGTTCCGCGTGGAGTTCATGGCCTTCGGTGACGACGTGATCGCATCCATGCGCGGCGTCCAGACCACCGACATCTGGCTGAACGAGACCGACACCGTGCCCGTTGAGGTGCTGACTGCAGGTATCGGCCGGATCGACCGCTGGCCCGGGGCCTCGCATTTCGAGGGCTACCCGCCCGAGCTGCGCGGTTACGGCCAGATCTGCGCCGACTTCAACGCCCCGGACGAGGACAACTGGACCTTCACCGTCTTCCACAACGAGGACGAGCGGCGGCGCATGGCGGACGCCATGACGGCAGGTCTGCCCGAGGGTGCGCGGCCCATCCGGATCGAGTTCTACAACCAGCCGGGCTACGGCCAGCCCGGGTGCGAGAACCTGCACAACCTCTCGGCCAGCTACTACCCTCGCCAGATCGCCGCCATGCGCCTGGCCGGGCGCGGCGACATGATCGACCGTCTGGTCTACAACAAGATCGTCTATCTGCGCGCCGGTGACCCGGTCTTCAAGCGCGAGTTCAACCGCAGGATCCACGTCGCCGAGTCGACAATCGAGCCCGAGCGTGGGGTCCCGCTGCGGATCGGTCTCGACCAGGGCTTCAAGGGCGCGGCCATCGTCGCCCAGTTCGTGCCGCCCTTCCACTGGCTCTTCCTGGCCGAGCTCCACTTCCCGGCTGAGCGCCTCATGGCCGCCACCTTCGGCCAGCGTCTCGCCGATCTCCTCGAGCGGCGGTTCCCCGGCCTCGAAGTCGAAGGCGGATGGGCCGACATGGCGGGCGAGCACGGCGCCAGCCAGGCGGCCGACGAGAACGACACCTGGAACAAGCTCGTGGGCGAGGCCGCAGGCTTCCGCGTCCGGCCGCAGAAGGTCGGAACGAACCGGATCCAGCCGCGCCTCGAGGCGATGCGCGCGGCGCTCGAGTTCATCCACGGCGGCCGCCCGGGCCTGCTGATCGACCCGAGCTGCAAGTTCACGATCCGCGGCTTCGAGGCCCGCTACGTCTGGAAAGACGAGGTCGACGCGAACGGGGACAAGCGAAAGGTCCCCGACAAGAGCCTGACCGAGGCCAACGTCATGGACGCCGGGCAGTATGTGCTCCTCTCCGAGAGCAAACCCTCCGGCCTTTCCAAATTCTCATTCCCCGGGGCGGCCGCGGCCGCCTCTGGCACCGGGCCCGGCTCGCGCCGGCCGCAGCCTGCCGGCGGGCTTCTCACCGGCTACGACGTGTTCAACCCCTATGGAGACTGACCAGATGGCAAATTCCGAGACCGCAATCGAGGCGGAGATCCAGGCGAAGGGCTTGAATGCCCCGCGCCTGACCCCGGCCGACATCGACGCGGCGATCATCAGCGAGCACTATTTCACGGCCGGCGACGGCGTGCGCGGTGCGGTCACCAAACGCCCCGAAGCTGTGGATCGGTTTCTGACGTGGCCGGTTCCAGCCGAAGTATATCCGGACGGAACCCCCGGGGCGCCGGGCCGCACCGGAACCAACCTTCTGACGGCGCAGCAAGCCCGCGCGATGCTGGATCACGTCATTGCCGCCCCTGAAGCCGGGCCGGCGCTTGGCCTGCTGACGTTCTGCGTTCTGGTGCTGCGCAACGGCTTCACCGTCACCGGCGAAAGCGCCTGTGCCTCGCCCAAGAACTTCGACCCGGAGATCGGCCGCAAGATCGCGCGCGAGAACGCTCGAGCGAAGATCTGGGCGCTGGAAGGCTACTTGCTGCGCGAGCACCTCTCGCGCCGCGAGCGGGCGGAGGGCTGAGCGATGGCGCTTTATCGCAAGAAGCCGGTGGTGATCGAGGCCGAGCAATTCCTTGGCACCATGGCCACGGCAAACCGCGTTCTGGCATTCATCGGCGCCCATGGTGGCAACGCCCGCCGGGCCGATAATGGCAAGCCGGAGGCGGGCATCATCATCCCGACGCGGGAGGGCGACATGCTCGCATCGCCCGGTGACTGGATCATTCGCGGCGTGCAGGGCGAGTTCTACCCCTGCAAGCCCGAGATCTTCGCGGCCACCTACGATCTGGCGGAGGGCTGAGCGATGGCGAAGAAACCCACCGCCGCCGATGCCGGCATGTTCGCAGCCGCCGGGATCTCGGCCGATCCGGCGCCCGATGCCGGCGCGCCGGTTGGCGAGACCCCGGCCCCGGCTGCCGAGGTGACCGCTCCGGTTGACGGCTCCGTCTCGGCCGAGACGCAAGAGCCGGCCGCGGCTCCCGCGGATGCCCCGCCCGTCGCAGCCCAGGCAGCTCCGGCGCCCGACGCCGCCGAGCCGGTTGCCGAGGCGACCGCCGCGTCCTCGGTTGCGGCCAATGCCGAACCGCCCGCCTCCGATCCGGCGCTCGCTCCGGTCCAGTTGGCGCCGAAGCCGAAGCTCGACATGGCGCGCCTGCGCCGGCTCATCGCCGACATCGAGGGGCACAACAACCCGCTCCACCGCGCGCAGTTGCGGGCGCGCCTCGAGGCGGATGAGGGCCTCGTGATCGACGAGCGCAAGGCCTGGCTCACGACGCACCTCGCCATGGCCGGCGTCCGCACCAGCTGCACCGCGGGCGTCTGGGCGGGCCTCACCAACTGGTGCAGCGCCGCCCGTCGGAAGATCCTGGCGGGGGAGGCTGAGTGATGACCTCCCTCGCACCGTTCAGCCAGAATGCGCCTCTCACGCTCGCGCCCGCTCCCAATGGAGGCTGGGTTGTCTCGTGCTATCAGCCGGATGGCCCGGAGCGAGCGCCGGACGTGCTGCTGGGTGCCTTCACGGACACGGCGGACATGCTGCGCGCCTTGGCCGATGCGCTGGACCCAGAGGGCACCGCGGTCTTCCGCGTCGAGACGGCAGTCAGCGCCGAGGGGGAGGATCTCGATGGCTGACCCTCTCGACAGCTACAACATCACGGCCGACGAGCTGCGCCAGTTCATCGAGCGCTACGAGCAGCTCGAGAACGAGAAGAAGGACGTGGCCGATCAGCAGAAGGAGCTGCTGGCCGAGGCGAAGGGGCGCGGCTACGACACGGCGGTGATGAAGAAGCTCGTGGCGCTGCGCAAGCGCAAGCCCGACGACATCGCCGAGGAGGAAACGATCCTCGAGCTCTACAAGACCGCGATGGGGATGGCATGATCGACGTGCGCCCCTTCGACGATCTGGCCGCGATGGCGATCCTTCAGAGGCTCGACCCCCACGACCACCTCGAGGCCGAGCTCATGCGGGGCGCACCCGCCACGCCGCTGGCGCTGTTCGCCGATTGGCGGGCCATGCAGCAGATCCGCTGGCTGTCCTATGTCGCCGTCACCAGCCCGGCGCGTGGAGCCAAGCCTTTCGCTCTCTTCGCGCTGGCGCAGAGCGGCTTCTGCGGCGTGGGCGAGGCCGCTCTTCTCGCCCGTGACCATGGCCAGTTCCGCCGGCCGCTGGCCGAGCTCGCCATCCTGATCCGGCGCGAAATGCGGGCCGAGACTGCCCGCCTCGGCATCCACCGGGTTGCCTGCCGGTCCTGGTCAGACCACCCCACCGCCGCGCGCCTCCTCGAGGCGATCGGCTTCCGCCACGAGTGCGACATGCCCGGCTATGGCCGGAGCGGCACCGTCACCTTCCGCCAGTTTGCCTGGACTGCGCCGGAAGTTCTCCCCGCCCCACAACCTGCTTGCCACCCCATCCACCAGAGCAGGAGCTGACCATGTGCGTCTTCAAACCCCCGAAGATCAAGACACCGCCGGTCGCAGCGGTCGACAATTCCGAGGCCCTGGCGCAGGCCGACATCGAGGCCCGTCTGCGCAAGCGCCGCGCCGGCGCGGCCGCCGACGTGCTGACCGGGCCCACCGGCATCCCCGCGACCCAGACGCTGGGAGGTGCCGCGAAATGAGCGCCGCCGGCATGATCGCCACCAAGCACCCGGCGGCCGAGCTGGCCGAGCGCCGCTGGGCCGAGCTGAAGAGCGAGCGCTCGGCCGAGGAATCGGACTGGGAGGCGATCGCTCGCCTCTTCCGCCCCCAGCGCGGCGGCTTTGGGCTGGACGATCCCGCGGGCCGCACGATGGAGAAGCCGCTGAGCTCGGCGCCGATCTTCGCGCACAACAACTTCGCGGCCGGCCTCTACGGGACGCTGACCAACCCCGCGAACCGCTGGTTTGGCCTGAAAACCTCGGATCCCGATCTGAACGCCTGGCACCCTGCCCGCCTGTGGCTCGATACGGTGACGGATCGGGTGCTGGCGAGCTTCCTGCCCGCGATCAGCCCGTTCTACACGGCCACGACGCAGGTGTTTCAGGATCTGGCCGCCTTCGGGAACGCAGCGCAATACGACGAGGTCGTGACCGAGGAACGGCGGATCCTCGATGTGACGATCAGTCTGGCCGAGGTGGTCTTCGAGATCGACGGCTTCGGCCGCGTGTGCGAGGTGGTGCGGCGGTTCTACCTGAAGCCGGCGCAGGCCATGTCGATGTTTCGGCGGGACACCCTGCCCCCGAAGATCGACGAGCTCGCGCAGAAGGGCGACCAGGGCAAGATCGCCTTCTATCACCACGTCCTGCGGAACGAGAACTGGCGCCGCGGCATGCTGGGCGTCCGCGGCAAGGCCTGGGTCTCGCGCTATGCCTGCGAGATCGAGGGCACCCTCGTCCGCGAGCGCGGCTATGACGAAATGCCCTTCTATGCCCCCCGCTGGGAGGTGGACACCGGCCGCACCTATGGCACCGGCCCCGCCTGGATCGCCCTCGCCTCGGCCCGGGCGCACAACCGCATGGAGGAGGCGACCCTCCGCGCGGCGCAACGGGCGGCCGATCCCACCATCCTCGCGCCCGACCGGGGCGACTGGCCGTTGAACGGGCGTATCCGCCCGGGCGCGGTGGTTTACGGCGCCGTGGACACGCGCGGCAATGCGCTGCTGAAGCCGCTCGAGCTGTCTGGCAGCTTGAGCCTGACGCTGCAGGAGAAACAGCAGAAGATCGAGGAGATCCGCGACGCCTTCCATTACACGCTGATGAACCTCGCCGGCCGCACCGGCATGACGGCAACCGAGGTCATGGCGATCACGGAAGAGCGCCAGCGCCTCTGGGCCCCACATCAGGGCCGCGTCCAGGAGGAGTTTCTGGCCCCGAAGGTGGCCCGCCGCTTCAGCCTGCTCTGGCGCGCGGGGCAGTTGCCGCCGCCGCCGGCCGAGATGCAGGGCGCGGACCTGCAGGTCGACTACCAGTCGGCCGCCTCGGCCGCGCAACGGTCCGTCGAGGGGAACGCCGCCCTGCGCATCCTGCAGGACATCGGCCCCCTCATCCCGATCAAGCCGCGGCTCGCCGACCGGATCGACGAAGACGGGCTGCTCGAGGTGCTGATCGACGCGCGCGGGGCACCGGCACGGATGCTGCGGTCGCGCGAGCAGGCCGACCAACTGGCCCAGCAGCGCGAGCAGCTGCAGCAGGCGGCCATGATGGCCCAGATGGCCCAAACCGGTGCTGGCGCGCTGAAGGACGCCGCCGCCGCCGGGCGGATGATGCAGCCGCAGGGAGGCGCGTGATGGCCAACAAGTCAGACATTCTGAACCAGATAGAAGCGCTGATGCGGGAGCACGAAACAGCCGAAGATGACTTCCTTCGCGCCGTTGTGATGCTGGCCGCACATGGCAACTGGCGGATCTTGCCTCAACCGGACGATGTGCTGGGGCCCGGATTGAGGCCCATCCTGTTCTTGCCTGAGCGCATGTATTCGCGCCTCCGGAAGGTGGTCGCGCCATGTGACCCGCAGCAAGCCAAGGGAGGCGCGTGATGGCCGAAAAGTTCACGCTTACCGTCGAGCGGACGAAGCTTTTCGACTTCCTGCACAGCGCTTCCGACACCGACGCTGCTGCTGACCTGCTGGGCCGGCGCATCGTGATGAGCCTGCTGGGAGGTGAGAGCTCGTGGCGAGAGGCGGTCGTCCTGGAAGTGGCGGGTATCAATCTGGACCCCGCCGCATGATCTGGAACCCCCTCACCATCCTCGTGGGCTTCTTCCCGTCGACCGCGCGCCGTGAGGCGGCCGCCTGCTCGAAGCGCTGGCAGGCCGCGGCCGCGCGCGACCCGCGGCTGACGCTCGACATCATCCGCATGGGCGGGGTGCTCGACCTGCAGCCCGTGCGCCTCGTGGACGGATACCCCGAGCCCGAGCCCATCGACCCGCAGCGGCTGGCCTACGAGGCCGGCCGCCGCGACTTCGCCATGCAGCTTCTGGCGCTGGCGCACCTGACCCCCGACGATCTGAACATCCTGATGGAGACCAACGATGCTGCGTAACCGTGCCGCCTTCTTCCTCATGCTCTGCCGCGCGCCCGAGGATGGCGCGGGCGCCGGCGCTGCCGAAGGCGGCAGCGAGGGCGGGGCCGATGCTGCCGCCGCGGCCGCTGCCGCTGTGGCAGCCGCGGGCGACGGCCAGGCTTCGGCCACGCCCTGGTGGAAAGGCTCGGACTTCAGCGCCGAGGAGCAGCAGTGGCTGGCCGCCCGCGGGCTGACCGAGGACGATCCGACCAAGGTCCTGCCGAAGATCGTGAAGGGCCACCGGGCCGCCGAGCAGCGCATCGGCCGCGGGCTGGACACGATCATCGACAAGCCGGGCAAGGATCAGCCCGTGACGGAATGGCTGCGCGCCAATGCCGCCGCCCTCGGCCTGCCGGACAAGGAAGACGGCTACGCCGCGCAACCGCCGGCCGACTGGCCGAAGGAAGCCGCGTGGGACACCGAGCTCGAGGCCAAGGCCCGCAAAGTCGCGTTCGAGCTGGGCGTGCCGCCCCAGGCGCATCAGGCCTATGTCAACTTGTTCGCCGAGAAGGTGAAGGACATGGACAGGGCCTCGCGCGACGGCCTCGCCCAGGCGCAGGAGCAGATGATGACGGATTTGCGCCGGGACTATGGCGAGCAGGTGGGCGCCGTCATCACCAAGGCCAAGCAGGGCGCGCAGTTCGTGGCCGAGAAAGCGGGCCTCTCGGCCGACGCGCTGACCGGGATCAGTCAGGTGCTGAGCGACAAGGGCGGTGACGCGAACACGATCCGCTTCATGGCAGCGATCGCCGACATGATGGGCGAAGACAACCTGATCGGGGGCGGCAAGGGCGGTGCGCTCACCATGACGCCGGCCGAGGCCCGGGCCGAGCTCGCCCGCTTCCAGGCCCCGGATGGCGAATATGGCAAGGCCGTGGCCGAGGGCAACGTCGCCAAGGTGCGCGAGCTGAGCGCGCGCCGCGAGCAGCTCGCGAAGATCGCCGCGAGGAGCTGATGGCGCTGGACGAGTTTCAGCAGATCTCGCACGCCCGCGCAGACATGATGCTGCGCGGGCACAAGGATCTGCAGTGCCATGTCGGGCCGCGGTTCTTCGAGCGGTGCTTCCCGCCCGGGCAGCTCCTGTCGATCGAGGAGCGCCGGCGGCAATGGGAAGAGGCGCTGTCAATGAAGATAATCATTGACGACCGGATGGAAGGTTTTGCTATCCGTAGTCCCCTCTGCGACCAAGACAGAAGATGATCGGTGCCTTTCCGGAAATGGCAGACCAGCCAGGGCGATTTCAACCATGAAACATACAGCTTCTCTCGACGCGCGAATCGCTATACCTATAGCCGATGCAGAAAGGCGTGGGTCCACTATTAGCGTCAAGTGCGGTTGCCATAGGCGCAGCCTTGTTTCCCCTCGTGCCTGAAGCGTATCACTCATATGCCTTGTTAGGATTGGCGGCATGCTTCGTCGTTTTTCTGGTAGGTTTGGGGCTGATGTTTCGGTCCAACCGACAGGAGGCCAAGCCGCAATCCGGAAGTGACGCGAAGGGCGATGTCTATAATAGTTTTGGAGACAATCACGGCCACATAGGTCCAGTGAACGGGAAGCGCAATGACCGGTGATAGTTACAATAACCACGGTGACAACTACGGCCATATCGGACCCGTTTATCACTTTGGCCCCGAGAGGTTTGAGTTCACCGAGCAGGTTGCTGAATGGCTACTGGGAGAGGTCCCAAAGATGGGGCTCCTACGCGTGGAAGCAATTGGATCGCCAAGATCATGGGAAATCGGCAACATGATCTATCGTTTCCTGGTGGAACGAGGATACAAGGTGGCACGGCCTGTGCGGATAGGCATGTGTTTGCCGGCCCCCACAGAAGCTCTTCGCTACGATCATGAAAGCAACACACTGGTTGTCGCTGCCGATGTTTTGTCCTGATCGCGAGGACCTCTGAAAAGTCAACAGCGAAGTTAGCCCCCAGCCCTTGCGCCGGGGGCTTTTTCATGCGCGGGATCTTGTGCTACTTCTTGCCGTGACGGGCACCCCGACCCTTCGGGTCCAGACGACAGCCGGAAAGACGGCCGCCCAGCAGAGCGGATCTGCAGGAACGGTCCGGCGCCGCCGGGCACCCCTTCCGAAAAAACCCCACGATCAGCGTTTTTTCTCGGAGGGCACACATGCCTCAATCCATGCTCGTCGAGGCGCACCACCGCCTCATGTATGCCAACAGCGTCACCATGGTGGCGCAACAGACCCGCGACCCTTTCGCGGGCGCGGTCACGGATGCCAGCGCCACCGGCGAGGCCCAGTCGGTCACCGACCTGGTCGATGCCGGCGAATACGCCTACGGCGAGGAGCGCAGCCGCCGGAACCCGGAAATGCCGATCAGCGGCAGCCGCCGCTGGGTCGTGATGCCGCCCGTGATCGAAAGCGGGCAGTACATCGACAAGGAAGACAAGTGGCGCACCGCCACCGACCCGACTTCGACCATCGTCACCACGCACACCCGGCGCGTGATCCGCGGCAAGGCGGACCGGACGCTGGGCATCCGCAAGGCCGACGACGGCACCTACACCGTCCAGGATGGCGGGATCCTCGGTTATGCGACCGAAGGCAAGCGCGGCACCACCCAGGTGGGACTTCCGTCTTCGCAACTCGTGCCCGTGGGCACCACCGGCCTCACGCTCGACAAGCTGCGGGATGCGGTGAAGACGCTGAAGCTCTTCGACTTCGGCGTGGAAGACGACGATCTGCTCTACTGCGCGATCACGCCGAACCAGGAGGATAACCTTCTGGCCATCGCCGCGGCCGCGGGCCCCAACCTGAACACGTTCAACATCGAGCAGCTTCGCGAGGGCAAGCCTTCGCGCCTCATGGGCATCAACTGGATCCTGACCAACCGGCTGCCGGTCGATGCTGCCGACAGCCGCCTCTGCCCGATCTGGTCGAAGAAGAACATCGTCCGGGGCATCTGGCAGGATGTGCAGGGCGACATGTGGAACGACACGCACGCGAAGAACCTGCCCTACGCGTACGTCTCGGCTTACGTCGACTGCGTCCGCGTGCAGGACAAGGGCGTCATCGTCATCGAGTGCAAGGAATGATCGCCGCGGCCCGGGTCTGATCCCGGGCCGTCGCCTTTCGCACATCCGAACAGGAGGGCCCCATGGCCGTTGTTTCGAAAAAATCCGACCTCTTCCCGGACATCCGGGCCGGCGATGCCGTTCCGGACCCGGCCAAGGCGCGCGGCCGGTCGATCTGCGCCGCCTTCACCGTCACCAACCTTTCGACCGACAGCTCCGGCTCGATGTATCACCTGGTGGACATCCCGGCGGATGCCATCATCGACAGCCGCACCGCCTTCCAGGTGCAGAACTGGGGCTTCGCGACCGTCAACATCGGCACGAAATCCGACATCGATGCGCTCGGCACCGTCGCGAAGTCCGCGGGCAACGTCTACCAGCCCGTGGCCTTCGGCGATGCCAAGCACGGTCTGCCCGCCTGGCAGGCTCTCGGCCTCTCGGCCGCGCCCGAGAACAACGTGATCTCGCTCTATGCCCATGCCTCCGCCGCCGCGACCGGCGCCGGCACGCTGAAGGGCGAGCTGCACTACCGCTACCACTGAGCGGCGTGCCTGAGAGCGGCGGGGGCGGCATCGGCCCCGCCAACCGGAAGGGACCCGACACATGACCATGCCCATTGCCACCTCGATCATCGCTGCGCAGGCCTGCCGATACATGGAGGTCGCGCCCATCAGCTCCTTCGGCGATGGCTCCGAGCTGGCAACGGCCATGGCCGAGATGTATCCCATCGCACTTCGGGCCTGCCTCGAGCGCGCGGACTGGGAGTTTGCATCCGTGCTCGTGCGGCTGCCGGCGGCGGTGCCGGGCGCGACCGTAGCCACCGACGACGAGATGCCGAACCTCTACGCCCTGCCCGGCGATCTGGTGAAGGTGCGCGAGGTGGGCGACGCCGACACGAAATGGCGGATCGACCGCGAGGGGCTGAGGGCATCGGACGCCGCCCCCCTGCGCGTGCGCTACACCAGCACGATCGAGACGGAGTCGCGGTTGCCGGCGGAGTTCCAGCTGGCCGTGGCCGCGAAGCTCGCGAGCCTGATGGGGCCCCGCTGGCTGGGCGCGCAGTCGAAGGTCGACGCGCTGCGCGCCGAGGCCGATAGCCTGCTCAAGGGATCCATGCGCACCTCGGCCCGCACCGCCAGCGAGGCCCGCTACGACGGGCTCGAGGACGATGGCGACTGGGTGGCGGAGGCGGTGCAGTGACCCGGACCAGCCCCCCGCAGGTCGCATTCAGCTCCGGCGAGCTCGACCCCCTCCTGCATCGCCGCTTCGACTACCAGCGCTTCCAGACCGGCCTGGCCAAATGCCAGGGCTTCCTGCCGCTGGCGCAGGGCGGCGTGACCCGCGCGCCTGGGACCATCTGGCGCGGCCGCACCCGCAACGATGCGCGCTGCGTCCTCGTCCCCTTCACCTTCGCCGCGAACGACAGCTGCATCCTCGAGTTCACGCCGCTCCGGATGCGCGTCTGGCGCTACGGAGCGCTGGTCATGAGCGGCGGCTCGCCCTACGAGCTCGTGACGCCCTACGACGAGACCTCCCTGTCCACGCTCGCATGGGTGCAGTCGGCCGACGTGCTCTACATGGTTGACGGCATCCAGCCGATGCAGCGCCTAGCCCGGCTCGCGCTCAACAACTGGACGATCGGAAACCACGCGCTCAACTCCGGCCCGTTCCGGACGCAGAACCTCAACAAGGGCCTGACGCTACAGGCCGCTGCCCCAACCGGAACCTCGGTGGCGCTGACGGCGAACAGCGCGTTCTTCACGGCAAATCATGTCGGGATGCTCATCAAGCTCGAGCCGACCGACCAATCGACGATCGAACTATGGGCGCCGGACAAGGCCGACATGGTCGTTGGGGACCTGCGCCGCTATGGCGGCAACATCTACAGGCTGGCGTCCGGGAACGACAGCGGCCTTACCGCGCCGATCCATGACGAAGGAATTGTGCGGACCGAGACGGACACCTCCTGGGAGTTCGTCTCCGACAGCGTCGGGGTTGTGCGGGTGCTGTCCGTGAGCAGCCCCACCTCAGCGCTGGTCAATGTCATCAAGACGGTGCCCCGCGCGTGCGTGGACAGTCCGACTTACCGCTGGTCCGAGGGAGCCTGGTCGAGGGTCTACGGCTATCCGGCCGCCATCGAGATCTATGAGCAGCGCCTGGCGGGGGCTGCGACACCGAGCGAGCCGCGCACCGTCTGGTTTTCGGCGGTGGGTGACTTCAGCGACTTCGACCCCGGGACTGAGGACGACGACGCCTTCGCCTATACGGTGGCGGGCGGCACGTCGGTCAACCGCATCATCAATCTGGCCCGCGGCGCCGCCGGGCTGCACATACTGGCGCTTGGCGAGGAATACTCGACCCGGGCCGAGACGCGCAGTTCCGTGATCGGCCCGAAGAACGCGGTCTTCGGCCTGGACAGCGCCGTCGGATCGAGCCCGGCAAAACCCATCGCCCCGGGTGGCGACCCCATGTTCATCAGCCGAGATCGGAAGCGGCTGCTCGAGATCGTCTACGCGCTCGATCAGGACCGGCCCGTCGCCCGCGTCCTCTCCCGCACTGCGCAGCACATCGGCGCGGCCGGATTCGAGCAGATCGTCTGGCAGGCAGCTCCGGAACCGACCGCCTGGCTGCGCCTGAGCACCGGGGATCTCGTCGCCATGGTCTACGACCGGGATGAAGAGGTCCTCGGCTGGGCCCCCATCCCGGTGGCGGGCGGCTATGTGGATGCCATGGGCGTCTATCCCGCGGCGGGTGGTGGCTCGGACATCCTGATGCTCGCCATCGTCCGCGAGATCGACGGCGTGACCGTGCGGTCGATCGAGGAGCTGGCCGTGAGCTACGGCGTGCTGACCGGCGCGCAGGAGATCTACGAGGCCTGTCACCTCTACGCCGCCGCGGTCTTTGCCTCCATGACACCGGCCGCAACGTTCGCGGTCCCGCACCTTGCGGGCATCACGGTTTTCGCCTGGACCGAACAGGGAGAGTTCGGCCCGATCGAGGTGCCGGCCGGCGGTAGCATCACCCTGCCCGTCGCGGTCACCAATGCGATCATCGGCCTCTTCGACGACAGCCACTACATCGAGACGCTCGATGTGCAGGCCGCGGCGGGGGACGGCAATACGATGGGCCGGCGGAAGCGGCTGCACTCCGGGATGGGCGTCGGGCTGCACCGGACAGCGCAGGGTTTCGTCGAGGTGGTCGAGCGCGACTTCGCGCAGCCCGAGCGCATCTCGGCCCGGCAGACGCTGGTGCCCCGTCAGGTCGCGAGCGTGCTGACCGAAGCCTATACCGGCGTGGCGACGGCGACCGCACCCACCGGCCATGCGAAGGAGCTGGCGGTGCGCATTCGGCCGCAGGGCGGCGCCCCTCTGACCGTCACCGCCATCGTGCCCATCGTCCAGGAGGCTGGCAGCTGATGTGTGACTTCATGACCATTGCGGCGGTCGCCTCCATCGGCGGATCGCTCATGTCCGGCATCCAGGGCATGCAGGCGGCGAATGCGCAGGCCGATGCCATCAGCGCCCAGATGGAGACCGAACAGCAGCTGAACGCGGTGCAGGATCAGCGCGAGCGCAAGGAGATGATGAGCCAGATCGCCACGCAGCGGGCGGAGCTGGCCGCGAGGGGCGTGTCCCTCGACAGCGTGACGGCGGTGGCGCTCGGACGGTCTGCCGCGCAGGAGATGAGCTTCCAGAGCCAGGCGACCCGCTCCGGTGGGAGCGCCCGTCAACTGGAGCTCTCTGCAGAGCGGGCAGCGGTCAAGGCCCGCGGTGTGGGCAGCCTCCTCTCCGGGGTCTCGTCGGCCGCGGGCGGCTTCCTGATCGCAGCGCCAGAGGTCTGGCCGGGAATGCTGAAATGAGCCTGACCGTCCCGCGCGCAGGCACGATCGGGGGTCGCAGCGCCAGCATCCGCGTCGAGGCCCCGCAGACGGGACAGGCGCTCAGCCAGCTCGGCCAGGCGATGCTGCAGAAGGGCATCGAGCTCCACCGCGAGCGGCTGCAGCGGCAGGGTCAGCAGATCCAGCTCGACATGACCCGCGATCTCGGCCAGGCGCGTCAGCAGATCGAGCAGTCGTCCGATCCCGACAGCGTGGGGCCGGCATGGGATCAGGCCGTCTCCGAGGTCAAGTCCCGCTACCTGACCGACGACATGGACCCGCGCCTGCGCCAGAACCTCGAGCTATCGCTCCAGGAGCTCGGCGACCGGCATGCGCTGGCGCTCGGCAATCGCGCGATCGGCCTGCGTCAGTCCCAGCGCCAGGCAGACTGGGTCATGGCGCGTGACCGGATCACGACCGATGCGGCCACGGCCGATCCCGACACAGTCGGCGCCTATCTCAATCAGGCTGACGCCCAGATCGAGCAGCGCCTGGCGGCGGGCATCATCACGCCCGAGGACGCCGCCAAGGAACGGCTGGCCCTGCGCTCCGACATCGCCTCGGCCCGGTCCACCCGGCAGATCTCCGAGGATCCGGCCGCGTTCATCGCGGCGGCCGATGCGGGCGAATACGACACGCTCGGCGCCGAGACCCTCGCCAGCCGCCGCGCCGTGGCAAAGTCCGAGATCGACCGCCGGGCGGCCGCTGCAGCCAAGGCGGCGGAGATCGCCGCGCGCGAGCGCACCACGGCGGTCTCGAAGCGACTGAAAGAGATGACGGACCTGATGCTGCAGGGGAACGCCGTCACGGACGAGACCTTCCTTGCCGATCCCGAGGTGCAGGCCAATCCCGATTACGGCGCAGCTGCAGCGGCCCAGCAGCTGCGGAACGAGCTGCCGTCCATCCGGCAGATGACCGTGCCCCAGCTGGACGCCCAGATCGCCCTCGAGGAGAAGCGGCCGAAAACCTACAAGTACCAGGCCGAGCGGCTGCAGGTGCTGCGCCAGTGGCGCGACAGCGCTGCAGAGCGGTGGAACAGCCAGCCCGTCGAGACGGCCCGCAAGGCCGGCCTGCCGGTCGGCCGCGTGCCGGAGTTCGACCCGGCCGACCCCGACCCCTTCGAGGCCGCCCTGCAGTCGCGACTGGCGCTCGATGGCGCGGTCACGCGGGAGGGCTACACCCGGGCCGCGGCCATCGTCGATGCCGACGAGGCGGCTCAGCTGAAGGCAGTGGTGGACCCGAAAGCGCCCGTCGAGCCCAAGGTGGCTCTCGCCCGCTCCCTCTGGAATGCGACCGGTGGCGCGGGCCTGCCGCGCGTCACGGCCGCCATCGGCGCGGATCCGGTGTTTCGGCGCGCGGTGCGCACCATCGGCCAGACCGGATCGGACGGGCTGGCGACCGAGATCCTGACCGGCCAGCAGCGCCAGAAGCTCGGCACTGTGAACATGCCGACGGCCGGCAACATGCGGAGCATCTTCGACCAGGTCACCCAGGGCGCTTTCGATGCCTCGCCCGCGCAGAAGGCCGAGCTCCTCGAGGCAGCGGGCGCGCTCTACGCCAACAGCGCACCGGAGACGCTGGACGGCGCGGACAGCGCCCTGAGCTTCTTGGACGACGACGATGCGGTGGAGCGGTTCACGACCGCCGTGCAGCGCGTGGCAGGTGCCACGCCGGATCAGAACGGCCGCCTGACGATCGGCGGCGTCCAGGAGATCCGCGACGCCTATGTCAGCCTGCCGCCCGGCGTGAGGGCCGATGACGTCGAGTCCGCGCTCGGAAACCTCGATCGCCACCTGCGCGGCCAGCGGCGCACCGAGCAAGGCTGGGACAGCTCGAGCGAGGCTTCGGCCCCGGATCTCCTCCGGGCCTTCCGGGCTGCCAGCGGTGACGGCAGCGTGCCGGCGCTCGGGCAGAACCCGCGGGCGCGGTTTCAGACGCTGCAGCTGCGCCGGGTGGGCGAGAGCGAGATCTACGAGTTCGTCTACAGCCAGAACGGCCGCACCTATGCAGTGCCCGCCGAGGGTGACCCCGCAGGCCGCGCCTGGCGCTTCCGTCTGCCTGACCTGATCCGCGAGGCCGGCCGATGATGGACGATCTGCCGCCGCCCGAAACCGGCCTGCCCGTTCCGCCTGATCTCGACGCGGACAGCTGGGACGTGATGGGCGCCGGCTGGAAGGCCGAGACCATCCGGACGGACGCATGGTCCTACACCCAGAAGAAGCGCCAGGCGCTGGCCTCGGAGATCTATGACCGGCTCACGCCCGACGCGCGGCAGCGCATCGCGGATCAGCGCTGGGACTATGAGAACAACTGGACCGACTTCGAGGACATGGTCATCCAGGAGGCGACCACGGCGGCGCAGGCCGCGCCGGAAGCCTTCGCGGGGCTGCCCCTGTCTCGCGATCAGTTCGACCAGCGCATCGACGCGGAGCGGAAGGCCGAACTCGAGGAGGCGCAGGCCATCCTAGACCAGCCGGGAGGGCTGATTTCCGAGTTTGTCGGGACTGGCGCCCGCGCCATGACCGACCAGACCAGCCTGATGATGGCCCCCTTCGGCGTGACCGGATCGGCGTGGAAGACGATCCTGGGCGAAGCAGTCATGGGCGGCCTCGGCGAGGCTGCCGTGCTGCCTCGCGAGTATCAGGTGGCAGGAGAGCTCGGCCTGCCGGAGCCGGACCCCCTCATGCGGATCGGCGCGGGCGCCGTGCTGGGCGGTGGCCTGGCGGCTGGCGTCATCGGCATCGGCCGCGGGATCAGCCATCTGCGCAGCCGCCGCGCCGGCGTCGATGCGGCCCGCGCGCTGGGTGCCGATGATCTGGACGCGACCGTCGCCCTCGAGGAGGCGGAGGCCGCGCTGCGCGGAGACCGCACCGTCCAGGAAGTGGTGAAGCCAGCCTCTGCCTCGCCCGAGCCCGGCACGCTGGGCGACGTGCTGGCGGCGCCGGGCGGTCTGCCGCCCATCGGGCCAGATGCGCCCGAAGGCTGGGGGCAGATCCGCAACGGGATCTTCGCGGGCGAGAGCGGCGGGGACTATGACGCCCTTCTCGGTTTCTCGAACCGGAAGGGCGGCGAGTTCAGCAGGGTCAAGCTGACCCGGATGACCGTTGACCAGGCCATCGCCTTCTCGGATCCGCGCGGCCGCTATGCGCAATGGGCGAAGAGTAGGGTCGGCCGTGTTGCCACGCCCATGGGCGCCTATCAGATCGTCGGCTCGACCCTGCGCAATGCAAAGCGCGCCCTCGGCCTTCAGGGCGACGAGCTGATGACGCCGGCCCTGCAGGAGCGTCTCGGCCACTGGATCTACCGCACGCAGGGCACCGGCGCCTGGGTGGGCTACCGCGGCCCGCGCGACAGCTACACGCCGGACTTTGGCGGCGATGCGCCGAGCTTCACCACCTCGCGCGGCTACACCGGCAGCGACCAGGTGACGGCCGGCGATGCCTTCCGGATCGATGTGGGCTATGAGGTGGTGGAGCTGTCCAGCCTGAGCCGCGCCACCGGCGACCTGCAGCCTCGGGACCGGAGCCGCGTGGCTTCGGATGCCTGGATCGCCGACACGGCCGCCCGGCTCGACCCCGCCCAGCTGATGCCCTCGCCCACGGCCGACCGGGGCGCGCCGATCGTCGGGCCGGATGGCGTGATCGAGAGCGGCAACGGCCGGACAGCCGCCATCGCGCGGGCCTATGAGCGGCACCCCGACCGCGCGCTGGCCTATCGTCAGCAGATCGAGGCCGCCGGCTTCCAGATCCCGGCCGGCATCCAGCAGCCGGTGCTGATCGCCCGCCGGCAGACCGAGCTTTCTCCGGCCGAGCGCGGACGCTTTGTGATCGAGGCGCAGGACAGCGGCGTGGCAGCGATGACGCCGACCGAGGTGGCGAGGGCCTCGAGCCGCGCCATGACGCCCGAGGTTCTGGCGCGCTTCGATCCGCTGCAGGCGCTGACGGCAGACGCCAATGGCGAGTTCGTCCGCTCGGCTCTTGCGGGCCTGCCCCGGTCTGCCCGCAATGCCATGTTCGACGCCGGCGGCATGCTGAACAAGGAAGGCCAGCGGCGCCTGCGCGAGGCCCTCTTTGCGCGTGCATGGCCCGATCCCGAGATCCTCGCCCGGTTCACCGAGACCGACGCCGGCGAGCTGAAGTCTCTGCTCGAGGCGCTCGACCGGGCGGCGCCGGCATGGGCCGCGCTGCGCGCCGATATCGAGAGCGGCCGCATCCGTCCCGAGATGGACATCGGCCCCTATGTGCTGGACGCCATGCGGCTGATCGGAGCTGCGCGCGATCTGGCGAGCCGCGATGGGCTGCCGATCGCCCGGGCGCTCGACGAGCTCCTGGACGAGGTCGACCTGCTTGACGGTGCCGTGGCGCCTCTCACCGCGGCCCTTGTCCGGAAGTTCTGGCGGAACGGACGCGCGGCCTCGGCCGATGAGGTGGCGAGCTTCCTCACCCGCTTCGCCGACGATGCGCGCAAGGCCGGCGGCACCGCCACCCTCTTCGAGGCCCCGGGCCCGCGTGAGATCCTGCAGGCGATCGATCCCAAGGCCTTCGGTAAGCTGCCCGAGGATCTGGGGGCGCCGCGGCGGGCAGCGCCGGCGCAGCCGATCGAGCTGCCTGCGCGCGGTTACGACGACGCGGCGGCGCCAGAAGCGGTGGCGGCCGATGTCGCTGCGCTCGAGGACCTGAAAGCACAGACCGGCTCCTTCGGCCCCATCCTGACCAGGCTGAGCGGTGACTGGCGCGGGGCGGTGGAGGAGCTTCGGCGTCTTCAGACCGGCGAGGTACCGGGCGCTCTGACACATCCTGATGTGGGGCCCATCGCTCTTGTCTGGGGAGACGCCGGCAGGGGCCGCAACACCGGCTTCGGCCTTGCCAAGATCATCGCCCGCCATTCCGAGGTGCTGGACGATCTGCAGGCGCGGCTCGAGGCGGCGAACGTGATCTCCCGATCCGAAAACCGCATCCGACTTGCCAGCCCTACCGACGACTTCGTGATCCGTCTCGACTGGGACGGCGAGCAGAAGACGTGGCTGATGACCGGCTACGAGAGGGAAAGGAAGACGCGACGGGGAACCGACCGTAGGACGGGGAGGGCCGATGCTTTGCCGGAAGGCTCGTCCCCTTCCGCACCGCCGCTCAATGAAAATACGCCTTCCGGCGCCGTTTCGCAAGGCGATCAGGCTGACGAGATCACCGCCGCCATCGCGGCTGCCCGCGCCGAGATCGGAGACATAGAGATCGAGATGCCCGACGGCACCACGCGCAGCGCGGCCGAGCTGCTCGATGATCTGGACGCGGACGCGCAGGCGGACGCGGTCCTTCAGGCCTGTGCGATCGGAGGGGCGGCATGAACCTGCACGACTGCCTGCAGCGCGCGATGGACTTCGGCGAGATCGACCGGGCACGCGGCGTGGCGCTGCAGGGTCAGTATGACCAGCTGCGGACACGCTACGAGACGATGATGGGGGCGCCAGAGGCGGCCGCCCGGGCTGCGGCCGACCTCAAGGAGGCGTTCCGGAAGGCCAAGACCAGCCGCTTCCACAAGGTGGTCAACCAGCTGCAGGCAATGCGCCGGCTGCGGGCCAGCATCGAGCAGGCACCGGACCCCGCCGTCGCGCTGCGCAATCTGCTCGAGCACTCCGATGCCTCGGGCTACACGGGCGAAAGCGTGCGCTCGATCTCCGAGGCCTATGAGGCATCGGTGAACGCTGGCCTGCGCGATGCGCTCGAGGCGGTGGGGCTGAACGTCCTCGGCTCGAGCCGCAACCCTGTGCTCCTCCGCGATCTGATCCGCGAGCTCCATGCCGAGGCCTCGGGCAATGCCCAGGCCAAGGCGCTGGCCGATGCCGTTCGCAGCGTCCAGCAGCGCATGCGCCGCGCCTTCAACTCCTACGGCGGTGACATTGGCGAGATCGCCGATTATGGCGTGCCCCACAGTCACGATGCCGGCGCCATGCGGCAGGCCGGCTTCGAGGCCTGGGCGGCCGAGATCGAGCAGCGCCTTGCCTGGGACCGGATCGTGGACTTCAACACCGGCCAGCCTTTCGCCGCACCCGGGCAGGTCCCGCCCCGCGCGGTCACCGTCCGGTTCCTGAAAGACGTCTATGACGGCGTCGTGACCCGCGGCTGGGACGATCGGGACCCGAGTCTGGCCGTGGGCGGCAATGCCCTCGCCAACCAGCGCGCCGAGCGGCGGCTGCTGCACTTCCGCAGCGGCTCCGACTGGATCGAGTACAACAAGATGTTCGGCGCGTCGGACCCGTTCTCGGCCATGATGAATGGGCTGCACGGCCTCGCGCGCGACGTGGCCCTGATGCGCGTGCTGGGACCCAGTCCCCGGGCCGGCCTCGAGTATGCCGCCCAGGTCGCGAAAAAGCGGGCAGCTGCCATCGGCAATCAGAAGCTCGAGGCGCGCGTGGACACTCAGAGCAAGGTCGCGAAAGCGATGCTGATGCACCTGGACGGCTCGGCCAATGTGCCGGAGCGCGCCGGATGGGCTTCATTCTTCTCGGGCACCCGCGCAGTGCTGACGTCGATCCAGCTCGGCTCGGCCGTCCTGTCGTCGGTTTCGGACGTCGCAACGATCACGGCCGCCGCTCATTCGGTTGGCCTCAGCGCCACGTCCGTCCTCGGCCGATCCGTCCAGTTGATGGCGAGCCAGGTCACGCGCGAAACGGCCGCCCGGATGGGCTATGTGGCCGGCGCGCTGGCCGATGCCGGCGGCGGCGCCTCGCGCTATTTCGGGCAGCTCTTCGGCACCGGCATCCCCGCCCGTATGGCCGGCTTCACCCTGCGCGCGACCGGTCTGGCCTTTGTCACCGACATGCGCAAGCTGGCCTGGCAGATGGAATTCTCGGGCTACATGGCAGAGAACGCCGGGCGCGCCTTCGCCGACATCGATGCGTCGCTGCGCCAGCTTTTCGAGCGGCGCGGCATTACGGCAGCCGACTGGGATCTGCTGCGCGACCCCGCCTTCCGTTTCCGCGAACCGGGCGGCGCCGATTTTGTTTCGCCGATCTACTGGCTGCACGCGCAGGACAGGATCCCGCATGTCGAGGCCGAGGGGCTCGCGATGCGCCTGCAGGCGGCCATCCTCGAGGAGCTCGAGTTCGCGATCCCCACCGCGTCGATCGAGGGGCGCGCGCTCCTGCAGGGCACGGCCGCACCGGGCAGCGTCGCGGGCGAGCTGATGCGCTCGAGCATGAGCTACAAGAGCTTCTCGCTCAGCCTGATGCTGAACCAGTACCGGCGCTTCGCCTCGCTGCCCACCCCGTGGGACAAGGCGAAATATGCCGCCAAGGTCTCGACCCTGCTGCTGGTGACGGGCGCCATGGCGATCCAGCTGAAGGAGCTGGCAAAGGGGAACGACCCCCGGCCGATGGACGAGAACAAGTTCTGGCTGGCGGCGCTGTTCCAAGGCGGCGGCCTCGGGATCTTCGGGGACTTCTTCTCGGCCGAGACCAGCCGTGTCGGTGGCGGCCTGGCCGAGACCATCGCGGGCCCGGTCGTGGGCGCCGCCGGCGATCTGCTGAAGCCGGTGGCCAGCAACATCACCCGCGCCGTCCAGGGCGAGGACACCCTTGTGGGGCGCGACGTGGCGGGCCTCGTGCGCCGCAACACGCCCTTCCTGTCGTCGGCCTGGTATGCCCGCACCGCCTACAGCCGCCTCGTCGCCGACGAGCTGCAGGCATTCCTGGACCCCGAGGCTGAGGTGCTGTTCCGCCGCCGCATGAAAAAGATGGCGAAGGACTATGGCACCCAGCCGTGGGTGCCGCAGCGCGGGACCTCCGGATCCTGGAGGCTGCCCGACTTCGCCAACGCACTTGGAGGTGGGCCGTGATGGCCCGCCGCCAGCTCGACCGGCTGCCTACCGGCCGAGCTCAGACCAACCCGATCGCTTGCCGCCAGACCCAGCACCCAGAGGCCAGCAGCGATGACGATCAATACCGCCACCCCCAGCGCCACCTACACCATTTCCGGGATCGGCCCCTACGGCATTGAGTGGCCCTACACGGCCGGGTCCGTCCAGGTCGGCATCGGCATTGCCGGCCTCGTGCAGCCGCTCGATCCGTCCTACTGGTCACTGACGCCCAGCTCCACCACGACATCCGGCGACCTCTATCTCACCGAGGCGGCGGCCGAGACCTATGACGGCATGACGCTCGTGATCGAGCGGGAAACCCTGAACGAGCAGGGCTGGGCCGGCGTGCTGGGCGAGCGGGAGAAGGGCCTCGAGGCGCAGCTCGACACCATCATCATGGCGCAGCAGGAGATGCGGGACCAGCTGGCCCGGTCCCTGCGCCTGCCGGGTGCGATCAAGCCGTTCCTCGCGGCCGCGGGCTGCGCGCTGATCTTCGACGCCACCGGGCAGCCCATAGCCGGCCCGACCATCGACGAGATCTCGAACGCTCAGGGCTACGCGATCGCGGCCGATACGTCGGCCGGAGCGGCAGCCGGATCCGCGAGTGCTGCGGCCGGCTGGGCAACGACGGCAGCCACCAAGGCGGGCGAGGCTCTCACCTCTGCCGGCGCCGCGGCAGGATCTGCGACCGCGGCCGCCGGCTCGGCCACGACCGCGGCCACCAAGGCGGGCGAAGCCTCCACCTCGGCTGGCGCCGCGGCAGGATCCGCGACAGCGGCCGCCGGCTCGGCCACGACCGCAGCCACCAAGGCGGGCGAGGCCTCCACCTCGGCGGGCGCCGCCGCCTCGAGCGCCGCCGCGGCCTCGGTCATGACCAACCTGCAGCCCGCACTGCCGCACTTGTTCGCCGCCGGGCTGCTGGACTGGACCACCGGGGATGCTGTGGATCCTCGCTCTGTCCCGGCAGCAGCCAACCTGGCATACGAACCTGCCGACACGGATTTCGGTCCGTGTGCCAAATGGACGCCATCTGCGCTCGGCGCGCGCCTGAGCACTCGCGGCGTGGTCTCGGCGCCGGGGAAAGTCTACCGGGTCACCGCGAAATTCAAGGTGGTGTCGATCACTGGCGGGGCGACGGTCAACCTCGCAATCTCCGGCATTCGCCTGACCTCGGCATTCGGTGCTCCCGCGCAGGATCAACCCACCATCACCGCCTACCCGGTCGGCATCCACACCGTCGTGCAGGACATGCCCGAGAACACGGCGACGCCGTGGACGCGCTACGGGCTGCGGCTGACCGAGGCCCGGGGCTGTGAGATCAGGGTCCAGTCGATCCGGGTGGACGACATCACGGCCGAGGTGCAGGGCATCCGCAGCGGGGCCCGGGCGGCCATGCTCGCCGGGTCGCAGGCAGGCTGGTGGCGGCGCATGGATGGCGAGTGGGCGGCGGACTGCTTCTTCGACCCTACCGTCGCCATTGCGCTGCATCAGGACGCTTCCAAGGGCGGCCTTTATGAGGCACCGAACCCCGCAGCGGACGGCGCGTGGGTCAACATGTTCGGCGATCCGCGCCTCGGCCTGTTCGCGGACAGCGCCACGCCCGCCAAGTTCGGCAGGTTCCGGAGCGGCATCCGCGGCGGCGACAGCGTGCAGCATCGCGGAGCCACCCCCGGCAACAACGGCGCGACGAACTCGTGGTTGGCGGCGGTTGGCGGCAGCCCGAACAGCTGGGCCTATATGGAGGACCAGGCGCGGGTTGCAATCACCTGCACAACCGGGATCGCCGGCACGTTCGGTGCGCGACTGACCGGGTCCTCCTCGTCCTCGGCCATCGGTCTGACCGCTGTCTGCCACAACGACAGCACGTCGCCGGATGGCAAGGGGTGGGCGGCATACTTGGAGGGCGTGCTCGGCCCGAACGGCGGCGGCCGCGCGCGGGCGTTCGAGGCCAACGCGGTCAACTTGGGGGTGCTGACGACTGCCGAAACACCCTATTCCGATCTGCCGGATCGGATGGTGTTCGTCGCCGGTTTCTCTGCGGGCGGCGATGCGACGGTCCACGGCACCTCGCAGGACATTCATGCGTTCCAGCGCTGGAACAACAACGGCGCCCGTGCGCAGCAGGGCATCGTCGTCCGGTCGAACGCCCTCACTCGCGAAGGAGACCCGGCCACCGGGTTTGCCAAGGTCATCTCGATGGCGCAGGGCCACGGGTTCCAGTGGTATGGGTCGGCTGATGGGCTTGAGGCCGTGCGCATCTGGTCCGCGGTCTCGGCGCAAACCTATGGGCAGAACCTGATTTTCAGCGACGATGGGATGCGGGTTGCCACACGGGCTGGCGCATGGCTGATGCGCGTCCCGTATGTGTCCGGGGCGGTAAGCCATATCGAGCTTGGGGCGTCCACCAACGCCACCGCCTATATCGGTGCGGCAAGCACAACGGCACCCAACCTGAACCTCTCGCTCCGCCCGAAGGGGACCGGCGTCGTGCAAATCCCGCTCGGGAACTGCCCCTTCTGCGCCAACGACGCCGCTGCCGCGACCGCCGGGGTGCCTCTCGGCGGCATCTATCGAAACAGCTCCGGCATGCAAATCCGCTCATCGTAAGAGCGCAAGTCACTACCCGTCATCAAGAAGGACACGAAACGAAGATGAACCAGCACAGCATTCCGAGCGGTCTCCTGCAGGCAATCGCCAGCTATCTGTCCGCGCGCCCATTCGTCGAGGTCGAGCCCCTGATCTCTGGCATCCGTCAGAGCTGCTACCCGATCGCGGCCGCGGCGGAGACCCCCACTGCTCCGCAGGAAACCGCAGAGACGGCGCCCGCGGAACCGGTGCCTGCGGTCGCTCCGACGCCGCGCAAGCCGGCCGCGCGCTCCAAGTCGCGCGCCAAGTAACCGGCGGGCGCGCCAGCGCCTGCCCTTCTGCGACGGCCCGAACGCGACGTCCGGACGCGCACAATCAAGAGCAGAGGACGATGCTTTGGACGTTTTGAAAGAATGGTGGGGGATGGTCGCCGGCATCTTCACCTTCATCGGTGGGCTCATCGTGTGGGCCGTGCGCCTCGAGAACATGGGGCACGGCAACGCCGCCGAGATCCGCCGGCTGTGGCGGCAGCGCGAGGAGGATCTCCATGCGCAACGCGAGGCGCGCGAGGCGACCAATCGCCTGATCGCCGACAAGCACAAGGAACAGAGCGATCAGCTCCGCGAACTGAGGGATGACATCAAGGCCCTCCTTCGCCGAGCACCTTTGGGAAGGCTGGATCATGAAATTGATTGAGAACTGGCGGAAGGTACTGACCTCGGCATGGTCTGTCTGGCTTATGGGCGGTGTCGTCGTCCTGAGCGGGCTCGAGACCGCGGCCACCTTCATCTCGCCCGAGAGCCTGGACGTGTCGCCTGCGCTCTACAGCGCCGGCACCGGCCTCCTGGCGGCCGCGGGCATCTTCGCGCGCGTCCTGTTTCAGCAGAGCCTCGCGCAGCCCGAGAAGAAGGACGAGACCGATGGCGCGTAAGGGGATCGCTGCCGCAGCTGCGGCTGCGGCCCTCGCCATTGCGGTGCCCTTCGGGATGGCGTGGGAGGGAACCGTCCTCACCCCCTACTGGGACCGCTTCGGCAAAGTCTGGACAGTCTGCACTGGCGAAACCGCAGTGGAGATGCGGCCCTACACCATGACGGAATGCATGGAGATGCACGAGGAGCGCGTGGGCCAGGGCTATGCCCGCATGGTCGCCGCCTTCCCGCGCCTCGCCAGCGCGCCGCCGGAGGTAGCGGCCATGGCGGTCGACCTCGAATACAATGCCGGAATCGGAGCGGTCCTGCGGGCGAAGAATACCAGCGCTGCCCTGCGCGAGGGCCGGTGGCGGGACTTCTGCAACCTCCTGCCCTCGTGGTCGAAGAGCGGCGGCAGCTTCGTGCAGGGCCTGCTCAACCGCCGCAAGGAGGCGCAGGCAGTCTGCCTCCGCGGCCTGCGGTGAGCCGCTACATCGCCATGGTCGCGCTCGTCGTGGCTCTCGTGCTCGGCGGTCTCGCCTGGCACTGGCAGCGCCAGGCCACGGCGCTGGCCGCCGACCTTGTCTCAGCTCGTGCCCAGCTCGCCCAGCGGGCCGAGGCCGATGCTGTCCACCGCGCCTACATCGCCCGCCTCGAGGAGGAGCGCGCGCGCTGGGGCGATCTCACCCGCGATCTGCAATCCATGGAGGGACGCGATGCGCCTCTATCCGATCATCTTGGCCGCGCTGCTCGCCGCCTGTGGCCCTGA